GAATCCAAGCAAGCACTGGTCGAAGCGGCAGCCCTGAAACGAGAAGTGGCCTTCATCAAAGCGGGAATCCCGATGGATAACCCGATGGCCAAATACTTCGTCAAGGGTTACGACGGTGAAATCTCCAGTGAGGCGATCCGACAGGCCGCCGAGGAAGCAAACCTCATCCAGAAGGCTGTGGAGAACGCGAAAGCCAAATCCGAAGCCGACGCATGGAACCGCATCACGAAAGCGCAACGTGCGGGTGATACGAGCGATCCGGTGGTTGATTGGAACACCAAACTGAACCAGGCGAAGAACGAGCAAGAGGTCTTGCAGATTTTGGCTCAGGCCCGACAGGAAGCAGAAACCATCTAGCCCGCAGTCTTGAAAGCTGTGGGAAAGGAAAACCACAGCAATGTCCAAGACACAACAGTCGAGTCTGTCAACAGACCAGACAGCATTTGACAGGATTGCGTATTTCGCGCTCCGCAGCGAACTCTTGTTCGACGCGGTTGCCGATGTGCAGCCTGTCGCACAATCCATGCCAGGTTCCAGCGTCAAGTTCACGATTTTCAACGACTTGACCGCCGTTACCTCGGCCCTCACCGAAGACACCGACGTGACACCGGTGGCCATGAGCGACAGCCAAGTGGAAGTCACCCTTGCCGAGTACGGCAACGCGGTGAACACGACCGCCAAGTTGCGTGGCACCTCGTTCCTCGATGTCGATGCGGCAGCGGCGAACATCGTCGGCTACAACGCAGGCATCTCGATTGACTCGGTGATCCGCGACGTTCTCGCGGCTGGCACCAACGTGATCTTCGGCGGTGGCGGTGCATCCGACCCGTCAAGCCGCACCACGGTCCAGGTGGAAGACGTGATCGAAGCGAACGATGTTCGCAAGGTCGTGTCGGCTCTCCGCGGTGCGAACGCGGTGTCGTTCAACGGCATGTACATGGGATACATCCACCCCGACGTGTCGTACGACCTGCGGAAAGAAACCGGTGTCGCCTCGTGGCGTGACCCGCACGTGTACAGCGACCCCGCCAACATCTACAACGGCGAAGTCGGCGCGTTCGAAGGTGTCCGTTTCATCGAGACTCCGCGAGCCAAGCTCTTCACGGACGCCTCGAACGGTTCGGGTTCGGCGGGCACGATTGACGTGTACTGCACGCACATCTGCGGCCGTCAGGCTCTAGCGAAGGCGCACAGCGTCGTGGACGGCAACGGTCCGTTCCCGCGTGTCGTTCGCGGTCCTGTGGTCGATGTCCTCGCCCGTTTCCAACCGGTCGGTTGGTACTGGCTGGGTGGCTACGCCCGCTTCCGTGAGGCGTCGCTGCGTCGCATCGAGTCCTCGTCAAGCATCGGCTCGAACAGCTAGTAGCACACAACGCTGGTGGGGGGCGGGGATTCCTCCCCTGCCCCGCCCTTCCACCTCTGTTAGAATGTTGCTATGCCAACGTTCCGTCCACCGACAGACAACTTGGTTCGCTACGCGGACCCGGATGGTGTTGGTTTGGGACACCGTTTGTTCCGGCATTACGCCGCCGACCCGCGTGGCCGTAACGTCTACAAGTTGACGGACGGTACGTTCACCGAAGTAGATCAGCGGAATCCGAGCGATTACACGGTCATGTACCACGGGGGGCACGACAACATCATCACAGATTCGGAATCCACCGCTTTGACTGCCGCCGGTTACGGGGCGTACATCACATGAGTTTGCAGGGTGAGCTGAACAGGTTGGCGGGCACCTCCGGCAAGGCGGCGCAGGGTGCCGCGAACACGTTGGCCGGTACCGACGGCAAGGAGTTGTTGGCGGCGTTGAACACGATTGCTGGTACGGCTGGCAAGGGCATCGTGTTCGTGATGGACATGATTGCCGAGTTGAACCTGGGTGCCGACAACAGTGATCCGCTTGGTGCGGTCACGTCGATCCCGACCGGGGCAATCATCATCGGCGGGTTGGACACGGTAATCATCGGTTTCTCGTCCGCGTTGATTGGCAAGGCGACACCGTTTTATGATGCCGGTGGCACGTTCTACTAACAGGCGGCAGGGGAAATGAAGCACAGGGAGACGCATCCGAACCTCGACGTTGAGGGCTGTTTTGCTTGCCGGATAGCGCATGTTGCGATTTCTGGTTCGGCCCTGCCCACACGCCAGGAGGTCGCGGAGATGAACCGCAAGGAACGGGTGTTGGACAAGGATTTGGATGCCTACAAACGGATACGGCAAACGGGTGGTCAACCGGAACAAATAAACGGGTCCGCCCGTTTCGAGGCAACGGTAGATTAGCGGTGGAAAAACAAGGGGGTGCCGGCAGGGGTCGAACCACCCGCAGGGTCCTTGCGTTGCGCAAGTGGGACTGCTAGACTTTGCCCACGATATCCGTCGGGAACAGGAGCTACGTAATGCCAAAAGTTGGGAAAAAAGAATTCCCCTACACTGCCAAGGGAAAGGCGATGGCCAAGGCCGAAGCCAAGAAGACTGGTAAAAAGATGAAGTACGGGAAAAGAAAATGAAGCGCGCCAAGAAGCCGGCCAAGGAAATGGCGGGCGCACCAAAGACAACGAAGCGCAAGCGCACCCGCAAGGTGTCCGCTCGCGCCCAGTATGGGAGCTATCCTGAATAAATCATGACCACGGTTGCGACGGTCCTCAACAGGGCGTCGCGTCAGATGTTGGCGGGGGTCGTTGAAGAACGCAACAAGTTGGCGTCGAGCCTCGATAGTAGTACGACGACCGTTGTGCTTACTTACGATCTTGGCGGCCTTCGTGCTGGTTCTGTATTCGAGGTCGACTCCGAACTCTTTTACGTTTGGACGGCGGTTGCGTCAACCAAGACGCTGACGGTTGACAGGGGCTTTTCCGGCTCCACCGCGGCGTCACATGCGTCGGCGGCGAACGTCACCCTGAGTCCCCGGTTTCCGCGGGCGGCGATGTTTGATGCCGTGAACGCGGAGCTCGACGACTTGTCCTCCAGCAACAACGGTTTGTTCCGTGTCGTTACGACGAGCCTGACCTACAACGGTTCGGACCGACAACTCAACATAACGTCATCGGGAACGGTGCTCGACCTGATCGACGTACGCCTGCGATACCTGGCCGACGACTATCCGGTGATTAGCACGGTGCGTTTGCAAACCGGGCTGCCGACAACAGACTTTGCATCCGGCAACACGCTGGTGTTCGACGAAATAATCAAGGCCGGCACCCTTCGCGTCAGGTACAAGGCTCCGTTCGAGCGGGCAGTGACGGAGGCATCGGATTTGACGACCGTTTGTTTCCTGCCGGCGACGTGCGACGACATCATCGAGCTTGGCGTGATTATGCGGTTGATGGCCTCGCGCGAGATCAAGCGCAACTTCACGGAGTCGCAGTCCGACACCCGCCGGGCGGAGGAGGTTCCCCCGGGCGCCGTAAAGGATTCGTTTGCCAATATCGCGGCGTTGCGGCGCAATCGTATTGCAGCTGAAGCAAGCCGCCTGAAAGCGCAGTACCCGATCAAGTTCAGGAAGTAGCCGCATGGCTACGGTGCTCAACGATTTTGCGGCGGCGTACTATCCCGCGCCTGCGTACTATTCGGGCACCGGCTCGTCGGAGCTGGTCCCCGACATTTACCCCATCGCAATCAACGGTCGCCCGTACCTGCTGGATATGGCGAGCAACGAGTTCTCGCGGGTGTTCGATGCGCGTGTCCGCGACTCGGTTGACCAATCGACGGAGCCTGGTGAGGCGTCGTTGAACCCGCAGGGTTTGTGGCGGCGTTCGCAGTCGTCGTGGCATTACGGTGCGGGCCAGCAGTATGCGGATACGGCGGATGCCGAGGCGTTCCGTTTCAACACGTCGAAGGGCGTCAACCCGTGGACGCGTGGACGCCTAACGCTGCTGTCCGACACCTCGCAGGCGTTGTCGTCTGCCAACAGCAACCTGTACATGGTGACCGCCTCCAGCCGCCTCTATTTGTCCGACGGGCAGAACGTCAAGTTCACCACCGATCTCTCCTCGTTTACGACGGTGACGGGTACGGCGGCATCCAACATCTATTCGTTGGCGTCCGACGGCTACTCCGTGTTCTATTCCTACGCCAACGGCGACATCGACCAAACGAACGCGGGCATCAGCACTTCGTCGGCGTACATCACCGGCATCGAGGCGGGCAAGATGGGGTATGTCAAGGGTCGCCTGATGGTCGGCGGGCAGGGAGTTGACAAACACCGACTGTGGAACATCACCACGACCCCCACCTCGTCGGCCAACAACCCGTCGCCCCTGTTCTCGCACCCGAACACGAACTTCGAGTGGGTCGGGTTCGCCGCCGGGCAGAACCAAATCTATTGCGCGGGGTTCGCGGGCAACAAGAGTTTCGTCTACAAGACGGCGGTGAAGGCCGACGGCACCTCGTTGGACATTCCGACGGTGGCAGCCGAGTTGCCGCTGGGCGAAACCATCACCGCCATCCACGGCTATCTCGGCTACGTGGTGATCGGGTTGCAGGACGGGTTCCGTTTCTGTTCCGCTGACGACAACGGGAACCTGGTGGTCGGTCCGAGGATCGTGCTGTCCGGGCAGGTTGACGAGTTCGCCGGTATCGGGAAGTACATCTATTTCTCGTACAAGAACTTTGATTCGACCTCGACGGGCATCGGGCGCATGGATATCTCGGTGTTCATCTCCACGAACCAGCCCGCGTACGCATCCGATTTGATGGTCACTGGTCAGGGTGCGATACCCGACGTACACGAGTTCGGCAACCAGCCGGTGTTCACGGTGGCGGGGCTGGGGTTGTACAAGCAGCACGCGACGAACCTGGTGTCGTCGGGGTATCTGGAGTCGGGGATTTTCCGGTGGGGGGTGCCCGACCCGAAGATCGTCGCCAAGCTGGATATTCGGGCGTTGCCGCTGGACGGTTCGGTGACGCTGGCAATCTCCAACGACAACGGTGCGTACAACTCGTTCACCACATGGTCCACCTCGGATGCAAAGGAGGCGACAATCGAGGGGCTGGAGGACAAGGCGTTCGAAGCCGAAATCAAGGTGACGTTGACCCGCGACGCGGCGGGTACGGCTGGGCCGATACTGACACGGTTCATGGCCCGCGCCTTCGTCGCCTCGCTACGCTCGCAAATCTTCACGGTCCCCCTGTTGATGCACCACAGGCTACAGATACAGGGCAAGGAATACTGGCAGGACGTGGACACG